TGCAGGGAATCGCGATGGAGCGACTCGATCCGGAACTTTACGACAAGGATCGGGGGATATTCATGTCCATAGAGAAGGATGGATTTGGGGCCGTGACCAAATACCACATCCTCGACAATCACCCCGGGGACAGATGGGATGGGAGAGTCATCAACGGTCCTAGAAAAACAATCGACGCGAGTGAGGTGATTCACGCATTTATCAAACAAGAGTTCTCTCAGTCGCAGGGCCTACCGTGGCTCTCCAATTGCCTCAGTCGACTGAGGATGCTTCATGGCTACGAGGAGGCCGAACTGATTGCGGCACGCGCCCATGCCAGCAAGTTGGGTTTCTTCGTCTCAGACTTCGACTCACCTGCAGGCGGATATCAGGGAGAAGGCAAAGACAGCTTGGGGAATATCAAGATGGACGGCAGCCCGGGTAGCTTCGAAAACCTGCCACCCGGGGTTCGACCCGAACTACTGGATCCAACGCACCCCAATCAAAACCTGCCCGGATTTAAAAAGGCAATGCTGCAAGGCGTCGCGGCGGGCCTGACAATTTCTTACCCACAACTGGCATCTGACCTGGAGGGAGTAAACTACAGCTCCATTCGCCAAGGCACTCTAAGTGAGCGCGATATGTGGAAGCTCGTTCAGAAGTGGTATATCGACGAAGTGAAGACACCGATATTCGAGCAGTGGCTCGAGATGGCAATCATGTCAGGCCAGTTGTCCTATGACATGTCAGATTTCGACCGATTGGCACATCCTGAGTTTCAAGGTCGCCGGTGGGAGTGGATCGACCCAGACAAAGATGCAAGGGCAGAGGATCGCAGACTCAAGAACAGACTGACATCTCACCAGAGACTCGCGAGAAACAAGGGCGAAGACATCGAGGAAATCTTCGACGAAATTGAGGCTGACTCTGCATCCGCTGAAGGTAGGCAGATAGATATGTTTCTGGACATTCCGGATGTTCCGCCTCCAGTAGAGGGGGCCTAATTTGCCTTATCGATTATGTGGTTTAATTTTTGTATGTGAAAACGCAGCAGAAACAAACATGGTATAACCTTTCTCAGGAAGGTTCAGTCGCCGATATATCTATTCACGACGAAATCGGTGGATTTGGAGTATCAGGCAGTAGCTTCCTCGCAGAGATGCAGGCAATGGAGGGAGTGGACGAAATCAATCTCTCTATACACTCTCCCGGCGGGGATGTGCTGGAAGGATGGGCGATCTATAACGCTATAAAAAACTTTGAAGGCATCGTGTCCGCCAAGGTAGAAGGATTCGCCGGCTCAATGGCGTCAGTGATTCTGATGGCAGCAGACGAAATTGTAATGCCGTCAAACAGCTATTTGATGATCCACAACCCGTATGTCGGGCTAGTTGGAGATTCGCAAGCACTAGAAGACGCTGCAGCCACACTGGAGAAAATCCAAAACAGCATTGTTTCTGTTTACGTAGAGCGGACAGGACTAACACGCGACCAGGTCCAGGATTTAATGAATCGCGAAACATTTATGGACGGCAGCGAGGCTGTTGATCTCGGTTTTGCAGATCGAGTCGAGGAAAGTTTTAAGGCCGCAGCTTTCAAGCAGTCATGGGCCAACAGCATTACAAAAGATTTACCAAAAGGGTTGGTTTTCGGGGAAACCGAACAACCCGAACAAAAACCAACAACCAAAAAACAACAACCTCACAACATGAGCGAAGAAGTAAAGCCGGAAACACCGGCCATTAACATCAAAGACATTCGCGACGAGGAACGCCACCGGATCGGGGAAATTTCCGCCATCGGGCAGCGCTTCAAAGTCGACGATAAGGAAATTAACTCTGCAATCGACAGTGGTAAGGCTACTGACGCATTTCGCGCAGAGGTAATGAATAATTTTGACCCAAGCAATTTTGCAGCAGGCGGCTCAAACGAGTCGGTCTACGTTGGCGAAAAGGAAGCGCAGAGCTACTCTGTTCTGAAAGCCGTGAACGAGCATATCAACGGCGGACTGACCGGCGTTGAGCGCGAAGTTCAAGACGAACTCGCCCAGCGTTTCCGCGCAGCATCTGGCGACACTCCAAAGGGAATTCTGATTCCCGGTGAAGTTTCTCACGGGGTAAAGAACGCAGCAACAGTTGGAACGACTACATCTGGCGGTCACACTGTAGCAACGGAATTGCAGCCTGTCGTCGATTATTTCGAGGACTACTCGTTGCTCCCACAACTCGGAGCAACGATCTTTCGCGATGCTACCGGCAATCTCAGTTTCCCTACCGCAGCAAGCGGATACACCGGCAGCTGGGACGCGGAAACGGACACGATTGCAAATGCAGACGCGGTCTTCTCCAACTTCACCATGTCCCCCAAGCGAGTCGGTGCAGGAACTAGCGTCAGTCTCCAACTCCTTCAGCAGTCGTCTGTTGATTTCGAAGGCTGGATCCGTGCAAAGCTCGGACAAGGCATCTCGATCGCCATCGACCGAGGAGCTTTCACGGGAGCTGGTGGTGACGCACCGACCGGACTGCTCAACGCAGCAGGAACGACCGCTTACACTTGGGTCGTCGGCGATTCCGCTCACCAGAACGTTATCAATCAGTGGAAGGAACTGCGCGACTCCAAGGTCCCAATGATGAACGCCAAGTGGCTTTCTGAGCCAGGTGTCACCGCAGATTGGATGGCTACTCCAAAGGAGTCCGGCCAAGCAAGCTACGTCATCGACGAAAACCCGAACGGAAATCAGCGGGTTCTCGGTTACGAATACTTCGACCACACAGACATTACGGCGAACAAAACCGTCATCGGATCGTTTGACAAGCTTTTAATTTGTCTTTGGGGTGGAATTGATCTCGTCGTGGATCCATACAGCAGTAAGAACTCGGGAACGGTTGAACTGTTCGCGAACGCATTCGCTGACGCTGCACTTGAGCAGCCTTCCGCCTTCGTTATCGGAGATAACGGAACCACTCACGCGTAATTCACCAGATAGCCCGGAGGCAATTCCTCCGGGCTATCACAATCACCAGCAGATGAGATGAAGATACATTTTTCGAGACCCAACGTAAATTTCAAAGGCAAGCCACGAGAGCAGGGGACTATTCTGGACGTGGATGTCCCGAACGATCAGGCCGCACTACTCGCAGCAGGTTGTGAGATTTACGACCCAGAGATCCACAAGGCCGAGAAAGCACCACCGGCTAAGACCGAGGAAGCAGCACCTGCTAAGACCAAGAAGGCCAAGAAAAAATGAGGCCGAGACCGTCCTACATTGCACCGTGTCCCGGACCAAGGGAAAGCGGCAAGAATCATTCTATGCTGCACGCACTCAGGACCGGCGCAGGACTGGCGTTCGATACCGTCTCACGATTGGAGCAGGACGTAAGCGCTTGGCGCAGCCTCTCACAGAGCGACCGTGACGCAGCCGCGAGCGCAGCCGGCATTGATGCAGAAAACCTCGAGCTAGCAATTGATTCAATGGCGGCAGCACTGCCACAAGCGCAAAAGGCTAGCTCGAAAAAGGCAAACAAGGTAAAAAAATAATTTCCACAGAGGCGCAGTAATGCGCCTCGCGTCCCATCCATCCGCGCAAGGGCGGCGGAGTAACCTCCGTCGCCCTTTTCCGTTATGGCTAACAACATAAAATCAGATCACGCCACAGCCTTCGAGGAGGCATACTTGCTATCTGGCGATTACGTGACGATTGAGGGCGAGAACATTCGCGCTATCGTTCCGCTTGAGCTTATAGAGTCACAGGCGTTTGGCGACATGGGGGAGATGGATTTCACAGGCGAGACGAATGTAACAGTTCTGAAGGCGGACCTTCCCGGGATCGACTCGGAAAGCTCTGTAACGCTAGGCGGCGAGCATTACAGGATCACCAGCCTTTCTCAGGAAGGGACTGCAGCGGTGAGATTGAACATAGAGAAACCGTAAATATGGCAACACCATTAGCAAAACGCATCGAGATAGTTGTCGCCGGCATGATTGAGGCGCAGATTGCGGGGGTCCAGGTCCTTCGATTCGGCGATATAGACCGAGCCGGGAAAACCTACGTCGCGGTAAAATGCGGTCAGAACAGTGAGGAGCCAGCAGGGTCCGGCATTTTCAACCTGTCGCTAGAGATCATGGCTCACGGGCAGCACACACAGGACGACATTGCTGCGCTCGAGGCCATCTTTGATAACTGTTACGAATTTTCCAATGCGGTTAGGGTGGCGGCGAGCGGATCGTTTGTCGTTCCACAGGGAAAGGCAGTAGACACAGATGGGGCGTCAAAATCTGGCGACGCACTCGACACAGAAAACCGATACAATTTCACAATTTACGCACAGACTCAGGAAATTTCCGACTCTGTGCAATAAACACAATACACACAATGGCATCACCAACTTACATCCAAGCAAACGGACATGTTCGAGGAATTACCTCTGCAGAGTCCGGAATCAACATCTCGAGCTTCAGCGAAAGCTTCAGCAATGAGAAGGCACTAATCCTCGACCGATTCGGAGGGACTACCGGCTTCGCTACGGACTTCGATCCGCAAAGCACCGTGTCCATCGAGGGCGAGGTAACAACATCACTCGACGCCGTTATGTCGGCGGCTTACGCGACTGCATCGACGATCGCCAACAGCACCGACGCTTACGGCTCGACGACGGGCGATTACTTCCTTGAGTCGATCGAGCTTTCGGCGGGTCGCGACTCGTTTCAGTCGGCATCGATTGAATACGTCCGTTACAACGGCGTCACAGCAATCTAGTGGATGGGATGGGGCGAAAAGTGGAACTATGGAAGTAAACATCGGATTCAGAGCAGTAAGCGGGGATAAAGACCACCGGATTGGATTCGCTGCGGCAGCAGTGTCGGTAGGTTTTGACTTGGTTGAGGAAACCCCGGGAGTGTCGAATGTCTACTCGGACGACAACAAATACGAGCCGGATAAGCCGGGGGACGTGAAATACTTCCTCCCACTATCCCGGGGCGCCATCGAGATATCAGACTTGGCGAAGGTCTGGATCGACCCATCGGCGGCACTCAATGATGCGGAATTGCTGCCAGCCCGGATAGCATCGGCAACCAACGCTCAAGAACTAGCGGCTCTATGCGTTGAATTTGATTCTATTTACATCAAGGCGGCGTTCGCACACATGCGCCTATTCTCTCTGAATAGGATCAATCTACCTGGTCACACATCCGACGAGGACAATGCCTCTGCATATCTCGATTCGTTCGCTCGAAAACTGGAGGACGCACACGATAAAACCAGCAGAACGAAGCTATCAAAATCACTCGTCACAAATTGGAGACCGGCCATGATGAGTTGGCTCAGAGCATACCGCTCTAATTTTCTGGAACTATCCAATTTGTGGAAGGAGGTCCCAAAGAGTTTGAAAATCAAAAGGGGGAACGGCCTGCCTCCTCTTGTATTACCACAGGGGCCAAAATTCGAACAAATGCTAAAAAGATGGACTTAGGAGAACAAAATCTAAACTTGGAAATTCTGGAAGAACCTCAAGAGGTGGAAATCGACCCGCAAGATGAGGCTTTCCTTAAATCAGACGGCGTTAGGAAAATCTCATTTGGAGGACCGGACGGCAGAGATGTGAAGTTGGAGCCATTCAACACGCATCGACAGGTTGCGGCCCAGAAGCTCGGAATGGAGTTCTTTAACATGGGCGAAGAGGCACTGGAAGAGTTCCAGGAGCGCGAAACATACAACGGCATTTTCCAAGATGCGGTGATCGTCGTCTATCTATGCGCCCACCCGATCTCACTAGCGAAGAAAGCTCTACGCGTTCCCGCGAAGGTAATGGGCGAGGCTCTGAATTGGGCCGAAAAAGCAGGTGTTTTAGTAGGTAACGAAAAACACGGCGAACTCATCGCTGCATTCGGCGACATTATTGGAGATATTATCGCATCGGTCGCGGAAATCGACCAGACCGGGATGCAGCAATCTGACGAAAGCTTGGGAAAGTGATCGGGTCAGTCTGCGAGTATGTAGCGACAATATCAGAAGCCACTCACGGCTCTATGACCGTTGATCAAATCCTTGAGCTACCAGTGGCCCAGGGCTTGCAACTGCGTAGTGCTGGACTGATAGCGAAGAACGTTCGAATGAAGCCAGCAGGGGGTAGTAACCTTCGACGGGAGGCCGAATCCATACTCGGCGACTATTACGACGATTTTGCATCGTGAAGCGCTTTTTGATTACCATGAAATCCCCCTTATATTGACGAATGGCAGGCTCTGTTAATCTCAAATCTACAATATCCTTAGACGATAGCGCTTTCGTCTCGGGCATGAAAAAGGTAGGTCGCGCTACTGCCATCGCATCTAAAAAAGCAAGCGCTGCATTTCGGTCTGTCGGTGGAAGTATAGCTAAAGCAGTAACCCGTCTAAAAAACTTCGCAGCGATTATCGCAAAGATTTCCCTTGTGGGAATTGGCGCCGGTATAGCTGCGGCTGGAGTGGCTGTATCTAAGTTGGTAAAAGCAGGCTCTGGGATGGCGGCGCAATACGAGACTATCCGCCTCACTATGGGCGCTTACCTCAAGGACTTGGGGCAGGCTGACACAATCCTCGACCAGATTGCAAAATTCTCTGTCGTTACGCCGTTCGAGACGACCGGACTGCAGGATGCTACGAACACACTGCTCGGAGCAGGTATCGCTGGAGAGGAAGTTGTTGGCGTTCTGAAAGAAATTTCAGCCGTCTCAAAAACCACAGGGCAAGTTGGCGAGTTGGCTGACGCTTTAAGTAAGGGGTTTGCAAAAGGGAAATTCCAAACGGAAGAACTCAACAAGTTTCTCGAGCGCGGAATCAACCTCATGCCAGAACTGGAAAGGGTCACCGGCAAGAGTGGCGAGGCATTGCAAAAGGCGATTCAAAAAGGCTTAAAATTTGAGGATGTGAGGACGGCTATCGCCAATCTGAGCCGAGAGGGCGGACCAGTGGACTGATTTCTACTCTGAGCAGTAACTGGGACGAGTTTCTACTCAAGTTCGGTCAGCCCATCAACGACTCGTTGAAACCTTTGCTCGATATTTTCATCCAACAGGTGCAAAGACTGACCAAATCCGGCGCGCAGATTGGAACCGTTATTTCAACGGCAATAGATGGAGTTGTAAACAAAATCAAGGGTGTTGACTTTGTGGGACTAGGCCAGAAATTCATTGCTGGCCTAGATATAGAAGGCGCGAAAAACCTGCTAATGTCCGCCGCAAAAGTGGTCGCTGCCTTTTTTGGAAATAAACTGGTTGAGGCAATCCGAATTGGAGCGCACCTTTTTAAAGTAGCTTTCGATCACGTAGCGAAGCAAGTGTCGGGCGCATTTGGGGACACCCTCAAGAAGGAATTTCTCGAGATTGCGAAGTTCGCAGTAATGCCTCCTCCCTTGGCTATTGCGAAATTGACCAAAAAAATAAAAGAGGGCTTAAATAAGGCGAATGAGGAAGGCGTCACACTGGAGGACAAGTTGCTATCCGCAGCGGATGCGCTCAAGAACAAAGTGACAAAAGACTCAGACCCATTCGGCCTGCAGGCAGAGGCAGAAGCTTTCAAGGAAGCCTTGGAGGGGATTATGGAAAAAGGAAGAGGCAAGCTTGCAGGCGGGTCTGAGTCTAACGAGTATGACGCGGAACTGGCAGCGCAAAAAGCAAGAGTGAAGCGAGATGAGGAGAAGGCAAGGGCAGCGAAGGCGCAGAAGGCAGCGGACCTGTCCAAGATCAACGATTTCCTGACGGGATCGGTTCCAGACCATGTCTCAGCGAACATGCCACTCAAGGCAGATCCCGGGGGCCGGTCCGCTTGGCAAAAATTGCAAGGCAGCACAAACGCATTCGACTTGCTACAGGGGCGAAAAGCTCAAGGTATCGCCGTTGGCGCATCTACAAGCCTCAGTCAAAACGGAATGGGCGTAAAGCGTTACACTAACCCGGCGCGAGAGGCTGCGCGGATTGCGAAGGAACAGAAAAAAGACGCCCGCGACCAAACCGAGATTCTACGCGACGTGGACAAAAAGCTCGAGCAGGGGCTAGCGGTTAATTAATAGACAGCATGGCAGACCCCACTTACATCGGCAATACTTCGTTTCGCACCTTCTCAGTGGTTGAGAACGAAAACTCGGAAAGCTCTGACACTCTTACCGTCGTTCTGCGAGGGGATCTCGACGAAGTGGATGCAGTAAACGGATCCTGGACAAGGGGAAGGTCTGGAACGACGCTAGGCTATCCGAATATGTTTTTGCAGACAAAAAGCGTTAGCAGCGGAGGAGGTCAACCATTTGCGGAAATCACTCTAAACTTCGAGGGCTTTCTTGTCGCGACATTCAGCAATCCGGTAAATATTGAGGACTCACTGACAATTCAAAGCGGTTCGTTTGTTTCCGATCAACCGGACCTCGAAGGGAACCAGGTGACAGTCCAAGCATCTTTTTACGCGCAGCAAACCTCTATCTCATGGATCCACCGAGGCGCGAACGCTCCGACCGCGCCACAATACCCTGCCATTGTGCCTGCTGAGATAAACACTTCAACGCTATTCAATAAGCAGCCACCAACTTTCGACGGATCATTGCAGGTGAAAAATGTCGGACTGCTGGCAGGCTTTACGCGATCAGAATTGGCAAAAGGAATTTGGGCAGTGACCGAAACTTGGATTGTGCGAATGGAACCGGACGAGGGATAAATGGATGATTTCGAAAAATACGATTCCGGCTTTTTCTTCGGTCGATTCAATCGCCTGATTGATCTTATTAGAAAAAACAGAGTGTTACCTGTCAGACCAGGTTGGGAGCAGACTCCAGAGGGATTGGTCCCACCGGCGACCCCGGCGTTTGATTCCTCGGTTCGCGCAATCGAGTATTGGAGTCTAAAAATAGAAACCACAGAGGGAGGCGATAAGGAAGTCTCGATAAAACATCCCGGCAAGGTCAAGAGAACGACGGCCTACGACGACTCGGGCCTGGTCGATGTGGTGGACATAGCTGAAACATTTACGCCTGCTGTCGGCAAGTTTCTATGTTTAGTGGTCGAGCCTGATCTTACAGTGACACTGCAAATGGTCGAGGAGTGGACCGGCTACCCCTACCCGGTAAAGGAAACCGACTCTGATCCGGTGGGGAAAAAGATTCTCGAAAAATACTATTACGTCATTTGGGCTTTTGTCGAGCCTCCCGATTCAGAAGATCCAGACGCGCCGCCGCGCCCTATCGGCTCAATGAGCGTATCGGATACGATAATGGCGGTAAAATGGGGCTACGGCACTCATCTGCAATTCGTTCTGGCTCAAGATGAGACGTTGACCGGCCACGTCATTCCATACTACCAACTCGTCCCCGGAACGGGAACCGAGGAGCCTAGCGAGGAATGATTAATCGACCAGTAACGCTGGGGCATTGGGCCACGGGTCCAGCTCGGACGATAGTTTCAAACGATGTTCTTAATAGCGAAAGCGCAGTGACGCCAGCCGATGCTATTGGAGTCACGACATACGATCCGGGCGGGGGCGATCCGATTGCGACTATTTATCAAGATGCGTATCAGATAGGTGGGGACTTCCCGGATTCAGACAACGGCCTGGGCTATTTGTTAAATCGCTCGTATTCCGACGATCCTGACCACGCGTCGAGCGGTTACGAATACGGACCATTCGAAGCCGCGAACTTCGGGACGGTCGCCGATCCGATATTTTATACAAACTTCATCGCAAACTATTGGCTCAACGTCAAAACGTGGAGCGTAACGGGAACCATCGGAACGCAAACGGTGAGCGCGACGATACCGGCTGGAACATTTGTTACTGACTTAATAGCGAATCCGACTAGGCCAAACGGAGGCAAGAGGGCTGCATACCAGTTTGGTTGCCTCGTAAACTCAGAGTTTGTTGAGGACGAGACACAGACTCAGGTTTCGATCAACGCTTACTTGTCGCAGACCGCGCCTCTGTCGAGTTACTTCCAAGGCCCGACACCGTATCTCGCCATGCCTCAAATCAATGTGGAAATGACAGGCGGGAACAACTACACGATACAAGTCGCTACCATCGGCACCGGCAGCGCATCCGAAGATTCAAACGTTACGATGCTAGGCCAGCCGATGCAGACGGAATTGACCAACTCACCGACTGGATACTCGCTCTCCATTGAGGCGAATGAGTGGTGGACGACAGAGGAATGGATCACCGAGTCAGATTGGGCTAGTCAGCCCTGACTGTATTTATCGGCGACCTTTTGCAACTCATTCGCGAGATACTTCTGCATATCGGCAGTTGCTTCTCGAATAGCCTTTTCAAGAGCGGGTTTCATTACTGTGGCATAGTGGTTTGCATTAAGCCCTGGAATGTGTAGCAATGCCTCCAGTGTCACCGGGGTAGATATCTTTGCAGATGTGCCGTCGATGGACGCCCTGCCTTTGGCGTGCGGGTTCTTGGTGAAAGCGAAGGGTTTTTTTATCAACTGTTTAGCAAGCTTGATGAACATCGCCTTCGAGTAACCTGTCGCTCTCTTGCGCGAGTCGAACGTCTTCCTTGCTAATTCATAGTTGCCTTTTCCTCGAGGAGCTTTGCCGAATTTATTACCCTCGGATGCTTTGGCGTGAAATAGTCCGTTTGATTTCTTCCTTGGCTTGGCCCTGCTACCCTCCTTGCGAGGCTTGTGTGGTGCGCCAAGTTTTGTGATATCAGGAACCTTGGCACTCTCAACG